GGAGGAAAGCGGCGGGCAGCAGCGAGAAGCGGCCGCGCCGCCGGAGTCGTCCGGCCGCGAGCCCGGGTTCGGTCCGGAGGCGGTGATCGCCAGCTATTACGCCCGCAACCCGGGCGGACAGAATGCGCCCTACGGCGGCGACCCCAGCCAAGCCGAGAACTACAAGCCGCCAGCCGCACCGAAGGACAAGAAATCATGACCTACCGCAGCGACATCAGCACCAGCCCCCCGAAAGGATCCGCCATGGCCAAGAAGCCTGCCCCGTCCAACCCGATCCACGACCGGATGATGGCGCAGCCGTCAAACGAGGTCGGTCCGGGCATCGTCAACATCCGCCACCTCGCCGACCTGCAGCAGTCTACGAACACGCCGCAGCCGGTGCCGCCCTCGCGGCGGAAGTGAGGGCGCCGTGGCCGACCGCAAGCAAGAGCCGAAGCGCGAGCCTCGCTGGTGGGACAGTCGTCTCAACCAAGCGCTGGTCGGCGTCGGCGGTGCGGCGCTCGGCACGCATGTTGTGACCGAGATCGCTCGGCAAGCGGTTCGCGATCCGGCATTCCGCGCCAAGCTGATCTCGAAGGCGGTGCCGCTCGCAACGCGGGCCCTGCCAATCGCTGCGGTCGGAGCGGCGGCCTACGCGGTCGGCTCGGCGATCTACGACGCGAAGAAGAAGTCCGACGCGTACCGAGAGAAGCAGCAGGGCAAATCACCCAAGCCGCGCGCCGAGGCGCCGGTGCAGTTCATGACAGCGGGGGCATCCATGGCGAAGAAGGCAAAACCGACGACAGCGATCGCGCAGCGGACCTATGAAAAGGGCCGCAAAGAGCACCGCAGCGCCGGAATCCTAACGATCGGTGCGGGCATGTCGTTTGCTGGCGCGGGCCTCAACGCGGCGATGGGCAACCTCGCGCTGGCTACAGCGGGCGTTGGTGCAGGAACGTCACTCGCGCTTAGTGCCGGAGTCCACGCAGATCGCGGCGACAGATTGAAAGGCCAAGCCCGCGGCAGGGACGACATGCTGCTCCGCGCCCAAGGCAAGCACCCGCTCGCCGCATACCGCGAGTCCGACAACCGCTTCCGCAAGGATGGCACCGTCAACCCGAGCTCCCCGCCGCCGTCTCAACTGACCCCCTACAAGGGGCCGAAGGGCGCCAACCGCCCTGTCGGCTGGGGCGGTGAGAAGTGGCTCAAGGACAACGCCCAGCGACTCCAGAAGCCGGGCGAGATGAACCGCACCTTTCCGGAGCAGTTCGGGCCCGACGGCAACATCAGGCCCGAGTACAAGCCGCCCGCGCCCGGCCGGCAGCAGCGCACCGGCGGCGTCAACGGCCGCCTCGACGCGGCGTCCGCTCAGCGGTTCGCCTCGGCCGACAGCAACTACGCCGCGATGCAGACGGCGAGCGCTTCGGCGCCCGTGTCAGGACTCGGCTCGTCGGGATGGAGCGACCAAGCGCGAATCAACGCCGCGATCTCTCGCGGGGCGCAGGTGCTGCCCTACGGCGGCACGCCCCGCGACGGCAAGACCAGCAAGGTGTGACGCATGTTCTCCNNCCCGCCGCTCGCCACACCTCCCGCGCCGACCATCCGCTGGAAGCACACGGCGGGCGGCTCGACTCTGGCCATCGACGTCGACGAGTTGAAGACGTTCCTCAATATCCCCCTGGAGGACACGTTCTTCGACGCCGAGAAGCAGTCGTTCATCGCGATCGCTCAGGCCGAGATCGAGCGCCACTGCCGCCTCATCGCCACCGCCTCGACGTGGGTCGGCACGCTCCCGGCCTTCTACGATCACACCCGACTCGTGCTGCGCCCGTTCCTCGACGTGACGCAGGTCCAGTACGTCGAGGACGGCACGGGCGAGATCAAGACGCTCGACTCGTCGCTGTGGCACGCCCTGCCGATCGCCCAGGATTGCGGCATGCTGTTCATCGGCGAGGGCGCCACGCTACCCGAGACGGCCCGCCGCCACGACGCGGTTCGGATCACGGCGCGCGCCGGGTTCGCTGTCACCGAGGGCGACGAGAGCGCCGGCTTCCCGCCGCTGCCCGAGGAGATCCGCCACGCCCTCCTGATGACCACCGCCGCCCTCGACATGGCGCGCGGCGACACCCAGGCGAGCCCCGGCGCCAACGTCACCGTCTACGCGATGAAGCAGAGCCGGGGCAGTTCGATCATCCCGGCCGAGGCCCGCAACATCCTCGGCGACCACGTCTATCGGTGGGTGACCGTCGGATGACCAAGGCGCTGATCTCCGACAAGCGGGTGTCCATCGAAGTCGTGCGGCGCGAGCTCGTGCCGCCGGCGCCGGGGTCTGCCGTGCCGCGCCATGCCTACACGCGCGTGTTCCTCACCCGAGCCATGGTCAAGTCCACCGGCACCTCGGAGTGGAATCAGGTCGACATCGACGGCAAGAAGGTCACCGACACCTTCACGATCCGCTACACCACGCTCACCTTCGACATCCGGGACCGCGTCCGGGATGCCCGAGGCAACCTGTGGCAGATCCTCAGGATCGACAACGTCGGGCTCGGCAACCGCGAAATGCGGCTCATGTGCGCCTTCACCGGCCACGAGGACGCGGAGGCGGCGACATGAACTGCGACACTCTGCCACATGGTCAATTCAGGGCTTGCCATGGCATCGCGGCGCGCGTATCCACGTCGCTACAGTGCCTTTCCACGCCCGCCGCCTCATCCGAGCGCGGGCGCTTGCGTTTGGGGAGGCGCTGATGGCCGGGCTCACCGTGACAGGGGACGTCCGGGCGCTTGCCGCCCTGTTTTCCATGGCGAAGAACTTCCGCCTCGGGCTGCGCGACGGCGCGCACATGGCCGGCCAGATCCTCGTGCGCGAGTGCCAAGCGGGGATGCAGAGCGCGGGCGGCGGTCGCATCTACCCCGGCCAGCGCCGACAGGCCTCCGCCCCGGGTGGCTATCCGGCGATCCAGACCGCCCTACTCTACGGCTCGATCAACTACCGCGTCCACGGCTGGCGCTCGCTGGAGTTCGGCTCCTCGGGTGCCTTCAACAACGCGTTCGACTACTCGATCGCAGTCCACGAGGGCACGACCAAGATGGCCCCGCGGCCCTATCTCGTGCTCACCGTCGAGAAGACCCGCGACGAGATCACCCGCATCCTCGGCGATGCCACCTGGCGCGCCATGATCGGAGGCGGATGACATGAAACTCACACCTCTGGTCCTGGCCGGCGGCGTCATCCTGCCGCGATACACCTCGCGCTTCTCCGACCCGTTCGCGGTGTCTTTGATCGTCGTCACGGCGGGCGGTCTGGTGACCATCACCACCTCGGCCGCGCACGGTGTCGGCCGCGCACGGTGTCCCGGTCGGGCAGCAGATCGCCATCTCGATCACCGACGCCGAGGCGCCGAACCCGATCACTGCGGCCACCGTCATCGACTCGCAGACGATCGAGATCACGACTCAGTACCCGCACAACCAGCTTGTCGGACCGGACTGGTCGACGCCGCTCTACCCGACGGTCAAGCTGACCGGGTTCACCAACGCGCACCTCAACGGCGTGCGCCAGATCGTGTCGACGCCGTCGCCGACCAAGGTCCGCTTCACGCCCGGCGCGGCCGTGGTCGGGCCCATCGTGCTCACCGGCAACGAGAAGCTGCTGGAGCGGATGGAGGACGCCATCATCGGGTGGCACGCCGTCACTGCGGCATCCTCGACCACGCTCACGTTCCCGACGCCGTCAACGGTCGAGCGCTCCTACGCCGTCACCAACCCGGTGGTGGTCCGCAACATCCGCATCTTCGGCGCGGTCGATCTCGACGCGTCCCTGTCGCAGTTCACACGGGACGACGCGAGCCTGACCAAGGCGCATCTGTTCATCACGCCGCAGCCCTCCGGCGCGCGCGCGTCGCGCTCCAACTTCGCCAACTCGGATGCTCTGGGCGAGATCGGTGTCGGGTCAGACTACCGCCAACTTCTGATGGATGGATTCGTGGCGCTGGCGTTCCTGCCCGGCAAGACGACCGCCGCGCACGTCGCCTGCTACGACTTGGCGGTGGGCGAGATCTTCCGCGCCATCCTGCGCACCTACCGCGGACTCAAACTGCCGACGAGCGAGTTGGCGTGCGGCGAGTCGGCGTATGTCGCGCTGCTCGATCAGCACGAGCCCATTCTGGTGGCGAATCGGGCAATCTACGTCCACGCGTACCGCTTCCAGTCCACCATCGAGTTGACCCAAGCCGACGCGATTGCACCGTTCGACTGGCCGAGCCTCAACGACGCCGCGCTGGCAAACGGCACGGTGCCGACGACGATCCCGCCGACCGGCGCCCCCGTCATCGACGGCTTGGACTTCACCGGGATACTCCACAAGGGTCACCCGTCCCCGCTCACCGCCAGCTTTGAGATTCCGTGATGGCCAAGATCACCCTGAAGAACGTCAGCCAGACCACCCTCAAGGGCACCAAGCCCGGCCAGACCTTTCAGGTCGACGCCGACGGCGACGGCGCCCCGATCGATCTCTACTGGCGCAAGCGTCTCGCCGACGGAAGCGCCGAACGCGTTGCCTCCCCCGCAACCCCTGCCGATACCGTCCCGCGCTCGGCGAAGACCAAGAAGGACTGATGAGCGATGGGCTCTTTTGTCGCCAATCCGAGGGTCACCCTCAACATCGTGCCGCGCGATCAGCGCCTTGGTCTCGAAGACCAGCGCGTCCTGATCGTCGGTCAGAAGCTCTCCGGCACTGCGGCGGCGGGGCTCAATCGCGACGTGCCGCGCACCGACGCCGAGATCAACGAACTGTTCGGCGCCCGCTCGCACCTCTCGCTGATGTGCCGCGCGTTCCGGCGCGTCAACAAGGTGACCAACCTCGACGTGATCGCGCTGGCCGACAACGCCGGCGGCACGGCTGGCACTGCGGTGATTGTCGGCTCCGGCACCGCGACCAAGGCCAAGACGGTCTACGTGTCGGTGGTCTCGGCGACTCACAATCGCTACGAAGTCGATGTCGTGATCGGCGAGACGCCGGCTACGTTCATGGCCAAGCTCGCCGCGCTGATCGACGAGGACACCGAGGCGCCCTTCACCTATGCCACCAGTGGCACGCCGGTCACCACCGTCACCTTCACGGCTGCCAACAAGGGCACGCTGTGCAACGGGTGGCTGCTGTCGGTGCTCGATACCTACGACCGTCCAGCCAACGTGCCGGGGCTCACCTTCACGCTCACCGGCTGGACCGGGGGCGCGACCAACCCGTCGCTGTCGGGCCTGTTCGACGAGGTCGAGAACACTCGCTACCAGGGCGTCGTCTACCCCGAGGCATACACCCGCTCCACGCTGGTGAACTGGATCGACGCGCGCAAGAACCTCGACAACAACATCCTCGACGGCCGCGCCTTCATCTACTCTGTGGAGGCCTACGCCGACGTCAAGACCTCGGCCATCTCGTACAACTCGTCCGAGGTCGTGGTGATGACCAACGAGAAGAACGACCTGTCGTACTGGAAGGGGCCGCACATCCCCGAGGCCCCCGACGCGATCGCGGCCAAGGCGGCCGCAGCGCGTGCTCGGCGTTTCGAGGACGGGTTCTCGATCTCGGACCTCGTCGTCACCAACGAGCCGCGCGACCAGTTCGGCGGCATGTCGAAGAACTCGCTGCCCTACTTCAACACGCCGATCCTCGAAGTGCGCCAGCCGCTCACCGGCTCCGGCTACACCTACGAGGAGCAGGTCGAGCTTGAGGGCGATGGCGTCACCGTCATCGGCTATAACCGCACCAACAACGCCGTCATCATGGGCCAGGTCGTGACGACTTGGAACAACGATGCTGCGGGCAACCTCGACGACACGTGGAAGTGGCTGGAGTGGCGCGACACGCACGGTGCCATCCGCGAGTATTTCGTGACCAACCTGCGCCGCGAGTTCTCGCAGTACCGCATGACGGCGGGCACTGCGGTTCCGGGCTACGCGATCGTCGACGAGGCGGGCGTCCGCGCCTTCCTCTACGAGCTATACGACGATCTCGCCGCCGAGGTGCTGACGCAGGCCGGCCGTGACGCACGCCGCTACTTCGAGGACAACCTCGTCGTGACGATGCGTCCCGACCTTCGCCGGGTAGAGGTCGCTGCCGACGTGCCCATGGTCTCCCAGCTTGGCGAGATCATCGGCTCGGTCAAGTTCTCGTTCTCGCCGGGCACCGTGTAAGCCCACGCCGTCCTCGTCTCGCGTCCCCCTTCCCCCTGATCCGACAAGAGGGCGCCCATGCCGGCACTCGACTCCAATCGCGTCCTATCCACGCCGAAGGTGCTGGTGGACGGTCGCATCATCAAGATCATCCCGAACTCGTGCACCTACGAGGTCGGCGGCGAGACCAATATCCGCGCCGTGTCTGCGGGTGGCGGCACGGTCAGCGTCGTCGCCGGCGTGAACGCCGAGGAGATGCTGTCCATGGTCTCCTTCGAGGTGGCGCACACCGCCGAGATGGGCGACTTCGTGCGCGAGCAGCGGGCCAAGGCGAACCGCGGCGAATCCGTTACCATCCGGATCGTCGAGGCGACGCAGCAGTTCGCGCTCGCCCCGATGTTCCTGCAGAACAAGCCGAGCCTTGAGTTCAAGGCCGACGGCTCTATCAAGATGGAGTACAAGGGCGGCGACAACTCGCTCCAGTGACGTGAGTGGCGGGCGCCTGCACGCCCGCCTGAGGTGAACCAGGGGGATACCTTATGGCACGCGGCGAAACCGTCGTGACGTTCGACTTTGAGTTCTCGTTCTCCAAGGGTGGGCAGTTCGTGCCCACCAATCGCATCGTCGTGCGCGCGCCCGGCGTGTCGCACCTCGACATCCATTCGGCGATGAAGGCCTACGTCAGCAAGACCGCGATGGCGATGAGCGAGTTCGCCAGCCGCACGAAGCAGGCCGCTGACGAGGAGGAGGCGGGTAAGCCCGATCCGGACGCCGAGCAGGACGTCATGGCACTGATGGCCATGGGGCTCGGGACCGAGGAGTTCCCGAAGTTCGTGCAGTACGTGAAGCGGGCGCTGTCCAACCGGCACGTGCTGGCGAGCGTCGGCGACTACGACCCGGCCAACCCGACGCCCGTTACCGACGAGGTGTGGGACCAGTTGGAGTCGGCGGGCGGCATGGAGGCGATCGACAAGGTGATGAGCGCCTTCACCAATTTTTTCTTCGAGGCGCTGTTGCGCCAGAACTCTCGGAAGAAGAGTGGGAGCGCCGAATCTCCTGGCTCTGCGCCTGCTACAAAGGCGCCGTTGCCTATGAGCAGGCGCGGCGAACGTACCCGCTCACTCTCCTGATCGCGCTAGAGTCCGACTTCGTAGCCCTGCAGGCTGAGCGAGAGAGAGCAGCCAAGCGCAGGCACTAACGACACCACCACGAACGAACGGCCCGCCACCTCCCGGTGCGCGGGCCGCTTGCGTTTCGGAGGCCGGCCGTGAACTACTCGATCAATTACCTTTTCCGGTTTGCGACGGCCAATCTTGGCTCTCTCACAGCGGCCACGGCGGCCGCGACCGCCATGCACGGCGCGCTGACCAAGGCCGGCACCGCTGCTGCCGCGCTGGGTGTGGTCGGGGCGGCCGGTGGTGCGGCGCTCGGGGGACTGTTCGTGGCGGCCGTCAAGGAAGCCGCGAAGTTCGAGGACAAGATGGCCGAGGTCCGGAAGGTCGTTCCGGACATGACGAAAGAGACCATGTGGGCCATGGGCAAGGAGGTCCAGCGGCTCGCGATCTGGTCCGGCGAGACCAAGGAGAACATCGCCGACATCTTCGCTGGCGGCGCGCGCATGGGTATCCGCGGCACCGAGGCGCTGTCGCAGTTTGCTGAAACCGTCACCAAGGTGGCGGTGGCCTGGGACGGCGTGTCGGCGTCGTTTGCCGGCGAGACGATGGGCCGGATCACCGGCCAGTTCTTCGGCAATCTCAGCGCCGAAGAGGCGCAGAAGCGCATGGTGGGCGTAGCCGACTCCATCAACTACCTCGGCCAGAACATCGCCGGCGCCAAGCCGATGGAGATGCTGAAGTTCTTCCAGCGCGCCGGCAACATCATGAACCAGACCGGGCTCAACGCGCACGAGGCGGCGGCGTGGGGCGCGACCGCTATCTCTGCTGGGGTGTCGGGATCGATGGAAGGCACGCAGGCCTCGGCCTCGATCTGGCGCATGATGACCAAAGCCCGGACCAAGCAGGGCATGAAGGCCTTCAAGGCCATGGGCTGGGACATCAAGGACTTCGACCGGACCGTCGCCAAAGAGGGCCGCGTCGCCGGCATGCTCAAGCTGATGGAGAAGGTCGCCTCGATCCCAGACAAGAACAAGGCGATCGGGTCTCTCGGCGCCATGTTGGGCGATCAGCGCGCCGCTCGGCAGCTTGTCGCCATGTCGGGCCAGTTGAACAAGTTCAAGTATGCCCTCGCCTCGACGTCGGTCGAGTGGGCCAAGAAGTTCTTGAAGGACCCGAAGTGGGTCGAGTGGCTGCGCCAGACGAGGCCCGACGAGTTGGAGCGCCTGTTGCGCCTCACTCCTCAGGGGAGAACTCTGGCGGCCGGATCCGTCGATCAAGAGTTCAACGCGCGCATGGACTCGATGGTCAAGCAGATGGCCCGCGTCCGCGAGGCGTGGGACTTCGTGCTGGTCCAACTCGGCAAGGGCGCCCTGCCGGTGCTGACTCCGTGGGTGTCCGGACTGGCGGACGCGCTGGAGCGGCTCGGCAACAACAAGGACATCCTGGGCTACATCGGCGCCGGCGCCACGACACTTGCGGCTGGCGCAACGCTTGCTGGCATCGGACTTCTGACGACGCGACTTCTAGGGCTCGGTGGTGCGGCCGGTGTGGCGGTCCGCGCCATCGGCGGTCTGCTCGCTTTCAGCGGGATAGCGGTGGCGATCACTATCGCGGTCGCGGGCATCGCATCGCTCTACTGGCTCTACGACAACTGGCCAAAGCTCAAGGATCTTTTGTTGGAGAAGATCACGGTCGACATTGCCTTCCCCGAGGCGCCCGACTGGCTGAAGTGGCTCTGGGGCATGGCCAACAAGAGCAACAGTAACCCGTTCGGCGGCAACTTCATTGAGCAGCGGTCAGGTGGAGCCGCTGATGCTGGCACGCTTGGCATGCCGGTCCTGTCCGACCATGCCCGCCGCATGGCCGACGCCGCAACGCGCTTTTACGACCCGCGCCAGAGCTTCGGGCCGCTTGGGCAGCCTGCGCCGCTTGGGTTGTGGGACAGGGTCACGGGAACCGACCCCAATTGGGGCCCGTCTCCGTTCAGTTCCGCGAGCCCAGTCCCCCAGGCGATGAACGCGCACGTGACCGTCGACCCGGTCACCTTCCAACCGGCCAGCATCGCCATCCAATACAACGGTCCCCTTGGCGGCCCCGACTCGGTTAGCTTGCAGGCCAACCCGGCTCGCGGCCAGTCGACGGCGCAGTCGGGCGGTGGATCGACCCGGGGCTGGGCAGAGTGAGGGACTGAGACATGCTGCTCTCCGACCTGCAGCCCGCCTCGTTCCGCGGCGCGTCATTCCTCGTCCCGAAGGACAGCTTCGAGGACGGCCGCAACACGATCGATCACCTCTACCCCGACTCGTCCATGCACTACATGGAGGACAACGGGAAGTTTCCGGAGGAGTTCTCGGTCACCGCGATTCTGCACGGGGCCAACCTCCCGGCCAAACTGCGCCGGCTCAAAAGCGCGCTCAACACGCCCGGCCCCGGCACTCTCAAACACCCCTACTTCGGGTCGAGGTTCGTCGCCGTGTGCGGCCCCTACAAGGGCGAGCGGACCGACGCCAACGCCGGCGTGATCACGCTGGAGATCAAGTTCAAGGTCACCGGGCCGCCGCTGACCTCTCTCGTCTCTGGCGTCTCCGCGGTGGTGTCGAGCCTCGCCGGATCGGCGGTCTCGGCGCTGTACGCGGCCTTCGTCACCACCTACGGCCAGGTCGAGTCGATCCTGTCGTCTCGCGATCAGATCGCCGACGCGGTGACCGCGATCGCGTCAAGCGCGGTGTCGGCGTTCTCGGGATCGGTAGTCGGATCTCGTCTGGCCAGCGACGCGGCCGCCTACGTCGATCAGCCCGAACTGCTCGCCGAGCGCATGGAGCAGATGTTCCAGGCGCCGATGGACAACGAGGAGACCTACTCCCCCGAGCAGTTGGTGCTGGCCTACCGCGACGTGATGGACGCAGCCGGCGCAGAGGTCGATCTCGCCGCCGCGATCGTGACGACGACGTTCCAGTTGCAGGCCCGTCGCCAAGCGTTGATGACGGTGGCGCAGTGGACCGAGGTCAACGCGTTCATCCTGCTGTGCCAGTCCTGCGCCGTTCGCGCCTATCGCACGTCGGACGAGGTCGAAGCCGACGAGGCCGACCTGATCCGCCGGTGGGAGGAGATTCAGGAGCGCGATCTGCCGGAGGAGATCACGCGCCGCGTCCGCGAGATCGTGATCGCCACATCGGAGGTGCTCCGCGACGCCGCGGTCAGGCTGCCGAACACCGAGGTGATTCAAGTCAACCGGCTGCCCGCCTCGCTCGTCTGCTACATGCTCTACGACACGGACCGCGATCAGCAGACGATCATCGATCTCAACCCTGAGACCAACCCGATTCAGATGGCCGGGCCGACCACCATCCTGATGGTGCGCTGACATGCGCGCCATCGTCATGCTCGACGGCCAGGCCTACGCCGGCACGCTCGACATCAAGGCCGAGCAGTCCTTCGACAAGGTCGAGGGGTCGGCCAGGATCACGATCTCCGAGCTTCCAGGGCAGGTGTTCCCGGCCAAGCTCGGCATGCCCGCGCAGTTGATCCTGATGGGGCGGCCGGTGGTCACCGGGTTCATCAACGAGGTCGACGCGAGCCACGGTTGGAAGGACCACGCGATCAACTTCTCCTTCCGGGACAAGACGCAGGACTTCATCGACTCGACCGTTGGCCCCGGTGTCGAGTTGAAGCCGCCCGTCACCTTGAAGCAGGTGATCGAGCGCACGACCAAGAAGATGGGGCTCGACCTCAAGGTCATCGACAAGGTCTCGCCGCCGCCGTTCGGCTCCGCCGAGGTGCCGGTCGCCGGCATTCAGGAGTTCGGCTTCAACTTCTGCGACCGCTGGGCCCGCAATCGCGAGTGCGTCCTCACCACGGACGGCGAGGGCAATATCGTCATCGACCGCAACCAGAAACGGCGCGGTCCAGGCATGTTGTTCAAGTCATTTGAGGACAATCCACGCAACAACGTCCTCAAGGCAAAGTACAAGCAGTCCGATAAAGACCGGCACAACCAGACCGCCGTTGCTGGTCAGAAGTCTCAGAACGACCTCGATTACTGGGAAGGTCAGGAGAAAGACTTCAAGCCAGGTCAGGCTGGACCGATGTCGAAGCAGTGGGGCGTGCATCTCGACGACGAGATCAGGCCGCAGCGCCGCCGGCACTACCGGTCCGAGCGGGGCCTGGAAGGCGGCACGCCGAAGAAGGCTGCGAAGTGGCGCTCGAACGTCGCCAAGGCGCGCGGGTTTCAGTACACCGCGACCGTGCAGGGCTTCGAGGCGGCACCGGGCGAACTGTGGTGGCCGGGCTTCGTGATCCCGGTTCGCGACGATCACTTCGAGATCAACGACGAG